TGATATAAAAAAAATAAAACCCAATGGGGATTATAAATCTGGATTGTATGTTCCACAAAATCCGGAGAAATATATCGGTGATATCCATAATATAATATGCAGATCTTCCTGGGAGTTTAGATTCTGTCGCTATTGCGATACCAACGAGAGAATCTTAAAATGGAGTTCTGAGCCCATCAAGATACCATATTACAATCCACTTGATAAGAAAGAGCACCAATACAATGTTGATTTCTACATTATGACGCTTAAAGATGATGGGGAAACTCAGGAGTGGATAATAGAGGTAAAACCAGAGTCTCATTACAGAAAGCCCATACTGGAAGGGAATTCTACACTTAAAAAATTAAAATCCTACAACCACAAGATGCAGGTATGGATTACCAATCAAGCTAAATTTAAGTATGCAAAACAATGGGCTGATGCCAGGGGTTATAAATTTGGTGTGGTTGATGAAAATTTCTTATTTAGGAGCAAGTGAAAACTTTCGATGAACAGGTAAAAGAATATAGAAATACCGCTAGTTCTATATCACTATTATCCTCTAATACGGATTCTTACTTTTCTGAAGTTTATGGTATTTCAGGTAGTGGTGGTGAGGAACCATTCATGGACATTTACATTAATGGTAAGATTTACACTGGCGAATACCTGACAAATTCAAAAGTAGGTGAGGGAAATAAGTTCATTAACAGGTATCCACTTTTTCTGTTTATCGATCAACAGAGGGTAGGTGACACTACAATACTGAGATCCCTGGATCTTAATGTGATTCCACCTGATCAGAGAGGTCAGGTGTTGGCTAGAATTTTTAATCAATTCTTCCAGTTAATTAAGGAGAATCAGTATAATTTACCCAATTCTCAACAGCCCTTGAGATTGCCTTTATCTTCCCTGGGTACACTCCTTGGTGGCACCGGATACTCTTATGCTTTAACTGGATTTAAAAAAACATACTTGAGAGGAATCAAGGTTGTTGATTACAAGGATTGGTGCAAAATACCATATTTATCTGAGTCTATGATACAGGGACTTCCTATTAACTCGATATATAGTGATTATAGATCGAAATTAAATCCTTAGACTGATCTAGAAAAAATAACTGATAAGAATAATCTATGGCAGGATTTACTGAAAGTCCACAGGGAAATCCCATATTTCAAAGGATTCGTGACTCCGTAAAGGGGCTAAGTAACTTTGGGATGCGCTATGGTGATATGGTTATTAAAAACTCCCAGGCTATAGGACAAACCGAGGCGGAGTTTATGAAGAAGGGTAATATAGAGGATGAAACCATGCTCTATTCTCTCGGACGTCAGGATACTTCAACGCGACAATTCATAGGTTATTATGATAAGGACTACGTGGGAAAGAGAGACTACCTTCGTAAGTTCTCACTCAACCCTGAGATTGAATATATCATCGATACAATTTGTGACGAGTCAATTACTTACGACCCATACAACTTTTTTGCATATCCGGCTTTTCTGAATCTTACCGATGTTAAGGATAAAGTAAAAGATAGGATAGAATCTAACTATAAGAAGCTGTATGATATGTTTGGCTTTGCTGATGATATAACAGCTTGGCAATACTTTAGACAACTTATAATAGATGGATTTTTAGCATTTGAGATTGTCTATGATGATAGTGGCAAAGAGATTATAGGATTTAAGGAATTAGATTCAACTACGCTCATGCCCTCCGTTGAAAAACAGAAGGATGGAACTTGGTTGAATGTATGGTATCAATATCCGAAAGACCAGAATAAGAGGAGGATGCTATATGATTCCCAGGTAATATACATTTCATATGCCAAGGGTAATTCGGTATCTAGGGTAAGCTATACGGAAAGGCTTATTAGACCATATAATGTATTAAGAATAATTGAATATACAAGGGTGATATGGTCTGTCATGAATGCTTCATTTAGAATGAAGATGACAATACCTATTGGTTCTAGGTCCCCACAGAAGTCCATGCAAACCCTGGGGGAACTTATGAGTATTTATAAGGAGGATATAAGGTTTAATGACGAAAGTGGTGAATTGACAGTTGATGGTAGACCTAAGATACAGTTTTATAAAAACTATCTGATGCCTTCTGGTGTAAATGGTACACCTCAGATAGAACCCCTTAATAATGCAGGACCTAATCTTAATGACCCACAGCCACTAGCATATTTCTTTGATAAATTAGTGCAGGAATCTAAAATACCTTTCTCTAGATTCCAGGGTCCAGATGGTGGTTCAATTGGAAATTATAGTAACGGTGCGGAAGGTCTCGATAAGGAGGAGATAAGGTTTTCTAAATTTATTAGCAGGCTAAGATCAATTTTTCAGGATATATTGATTAAACCGCTCTGGATCCAGATGTGTAGGGATTTTCCAGAGCTTGAGAAAGATTATCTGTTTAAAAGCCAACTTGGTCTAAATTTCGTTTCCGATAACCCATTCAAGGTTAACCAAGAGATAGAAATCATGCTAAAGAAGAAGGAATCCATTGATTCCCTTTACGCTCTCACTGATGATGACGAGAAACCCTTCTTCTCACTTGCATATCTGATTGAGAGCTATCTAGGTATGACTGATGATGATATAAAAGCTAATAAAGAGGCTAAAGATAAAAGAGCTGAGGAGAAAAAGAAGGAGGAAGAGAAAAATAAGGAAGAGGGTGGAGAAGAATCTGGGGAATCCGCTCCAGAGGAGGAAGAAACCCCACCTGAAACCTAAGAAAGAATAGATGGCAGGATTTCTAGATAACATACAGGAGAGAACATTCTTAGGTAATCTGTACCGCAACCTGAGTCGTATTGGAAGATTTGGTATGAAGTATGAGGATATGGTAATTCGTAATTCTCAAGCTATAGGACAGACTGAGTCTAATTTTTTCGATCAGCAAGGAACTGGATTTACTGAGAATTCTGCTTTTAGGTGGACTCTTGGATACCAGGACACTAAGATTAGAAAGTATATCGCATATTTTGATAAGGATTATGTAGGTAAGAGAGATTTTTTGCGAAAGTTTTCTCTAAATGGTGAGATAGATTTTATACTTGACACGCTTACTGACGATGCGATAAATTATGACGATAAGAATTTCTTTTCGTATGCTAAAGTAGCCAATACTGAGCTCAAGGAGGAGGTTTTGGATGGTATAGATAGCAGATTCAGGAATCTTTATATGATGTTTGGCTTCCAGCAATCCATATTGGCTTGGCAATATTTTAGACAGTTCTTAATTGATGGATTTTTAGCCTTTGAGATAGTATATTCTACTGATGGGAAAAAAATAGTTGGTTTTAAAGAGTTAGACCCCACTTCCCTTCAACCTGCCACGGAGCCTCAAGAAAACGGGGAGTTCAAGCAGATTTGGATCCAATATCCCGAGGATAATAAAATGACGAGAAAGCTTAGGGATGAGCAGATAATTTATCTGTCTTACGCTAAAGGGAACACGATTTCCAGGGTTAGCTATGTCGAAAGGCTTATAAGATCATATAACATACTGAGAATAATGGAGAATACCAGAGTCATATGGAATGTCATGAATGCTTCATATAGACTTAAATTTGTTATTCCTGTTGGTACTCAATCTCCTCAAAAAGCTATGAACACTCTGGGTCAGTTAATGTCTATCTATAAAGAGGATATAGAGCTTAATGATTTTTCGGGGGAGCTTACAGTAAATGGAAGACCTAAAGTCCAATTCTATAAGAATTACCTATTCCCTGAAAAGGATGGACAATCCCCTGAGATTTCCACATTGGATCCAGCAGGACCTGATTTCAATGTCATGGAAAATGTTGTTTACTTCTACAATAAGCTTAAATTGGATTCAAAGATTCCTTATGCTAGGTTCTCTTTCCGTGGTGGTACTCCAGCCAATTATCAAATAAGCATAGACCAGCTGGAGAGGGATGAGATAAGATATGAGAAATTTCTAACCAGATTAAGGTCCATTTTCCAGGAGATATTAATCAAGCCATTGTACATACAGATGTGCTTGGATTATCCACACTTGGCTAAGGATCGGTCATTCAAAGTTAACCTTGGGCTTAACTTTATGAGGGAGAATGTATTCGAGCAGTTCATACAATTGCAAAACTATACTAAAAGAGCTTCTTTCGTAAATGATCTCGGGGGTATGAATCAGAAGATAGGCGAGGAAGAGGTTCCTTATTTTGATAAAGAATTCCTGATAAAGAGGTGGATGGGATTAACCATGGATGAGTATAAGAAAAACGAGCAATATAAAGAGCGTGAAGATAAAGAAGCTGAGAAGAAGGCTAAGGAATCCGGTGGAGAGGAACCGGAGGGTGAATTTACGCTATAAATAAAGAGTTGGATATTTTAAAATTGATTTTTAATGATGAAGGTTTTAGTAGTAGGTGAGCTTTGCGTAGATAGGTTCGTTTACGGGAAAGTAAACAGGATGTGCCCAGAAGCACCTGTGCCTGTTTTAAATCCTATTGAGGTCATAGAAAACAACGGAATGGCGGGAAACGTTGTTGACAACTTAAATTCGTTAAGCGATGATATAGAGGTTGTCCATTGGCACCAGAACAATAAGCTAGAAAAAATTAGATTTGTTGAGAAGAAGAGCAATCATATGATCGTTAGGGTCGATGAGGGAGAAACCTCCCCAATAGATTCCTTTCCTTTCATGTCATCAGAAAAAAGAAATACCATAAATGAGTCGGACCTTGTAATAATTAGTGACTACAATAAGGGATTTCTAAACTCCTCAAGTATAAAGCAGATAGCAAGCCAAGGAGGATTGGTTCTCATGGACAGTAAAAAGAAATTAACCGAAGATCTCATAGAGGATATCACTTTCATAAAGTTAAACGAGATTGAATATGGGAACAACAGGGAATTAGCTGATAGATATCCCGAAAAATTTATAATAACCCTAGGATCTGGTGGAGCTAAATATAACGGGGTTACTTATCCAAGTACAAACCCACAGGATACTATAGATGTGAGCGGAGCTGGGGATACCTTTATAGCTACGTTTTCCTTGAAGTATCTGAAAACCGGAGATATTGAGAGGTCGATAAAGTTTGCTAATGATGCTTGTGCTAATGTGGTAAATAAAAAGGGTGTTGCAGTACCGGATTCTTCATTTAGGATATAGAATACTGGTAATAAATATTTTTCCTGAGAATCCACTTTTGTAGTGGATTCTTTTTTTATTTACGCTGCACTTGATTACTTTTACTTAAAATAAAAAGATATGCTTAAAGAGCTAGAGATATTTTCCCAGATGGAGGAAACAACCGGTAATGGATCCCAGAAGGAGAAGCAGAGGTTAATCTCAGAAAATCTCTCTGAGAAGATGCTATACATACTGGATGTTTGCTTTAATCCCTTTGTAACAACTAAGCTTCATAAGCTTGAGCTTAATCTGGATCAGCCATCTCGTAGATATTCAGAAAATAGTGAACTTTATTGGGATTCCTTTGTTTCCCTTGTTGAAGATCTCAAGAAAGCACCGGCGGCTAATGATTCATTAAGAAGTAGAGCTCAAGATTTATTGGATTACTCATTCTTGGTATATCCGGATCAGGATCTGGATATAAGAAAAATGATCATGAAGATTCTTACGAAGAGGATGAATATCGGGATAGGAGCGAAGCTTGTAAACAAGGCGGTCGGAAGTGAAATCATTCCTGATCCATCCTTAATGCTTGCAACTGACAAACAGGAGGAGATAGAAAAATGGGGAAAAATATATTGTGAGGAGAAATATGATGGTGTTCGTGTTATAGCTATGATGAATCCCGATAGAACATTCTCTTTCTATACTCGTGCATTTAATGAGCTGGACTCTTCTAAATTAAGCAAGATTGCCAAGGACCTTTCCGAAATATCAGATAAGGCCGGACATACTAGTATATTTTATGATGGGGAGCTAACAGACTTTGATAGGAAGTCGGTTTCTGGAAAGGTCACCCAGATTTTAAAAGGAACCGCCCCCGACAATATAGATGACAATTTCCTTTTCAATGTGTTTGACTTGGAAGACAATACAACGCTTGAAAAAGGCAAGGGCTCTGTACTGTATACGGAGAGAAGAAGGATTCTTGCAGAGACGCTGGACTTTCTACCAAAGGATTCTAACATCAGACTTGGTCAGATGTGGGAGGTTGATTCCATGGAGGATACACTTGTAATCTATAGGGATATCGTTTCCAAAGGGGGAGAGGGAGTTATTTGTAAGAATGATCATCTATACGAGTGTAAAAGAAGTAAAAGCTGGATTAAGCTTAAAGAGGTAAACGATTGCGATTTGGTAGTAACGGGGTGGTACGAAGGTGAAGGAAAAAGAGAGGGCTACATAGGGGGTTTAATTTGCACTGACAAATCCGGAACTTTAAAAGTAAAAATAGGAGCTGGTTTTACTGATAACGATCTCGAAACTCTGAGCCCAATAAGAGAGGAACTTATAGGTAAAATCGTAGCGGTTCAGTACAATGTTCCAATCACTGATAAACATGAAAATAGGAGTCTATTTTTGCCTAGATTTATAGAGGTGAGAAATGATAAAAATGAGGCTGATGACATGTCTCCACTATATTAAATTATAACTGTTTAGTACACTCTAATGTACTAAAAAGTGGAAACTTAAAGCTCTTATGTCTGTAAGATAACAAAGAGCTTTTTATGATTGATCAGTTACTTACGGAGAAGCTAAGACCTAAAGAAATTAGGCATATGATTCTCCCTCCTAGGATAAGATCCCTCTTCGAAGAGAAGGGACTAAACCACAATGTATTATTAGCTGGATCCCCCGGATGTGGTAAGACCACATTGGCTAAAATCCTATCCAGGGACCTTCCCCACTTATTTATAAATGTTTCCGACGAAAGCTCAGTAGATACTATACGAACGAAAATCAATGATTTTTGTTCTACCATTTCAATAATGGATGGGAAATCATCGAAGAAGGTGGTGGTTCTGGATGAGTTCGATGGGGCGTCGGATCAATTCTATAAAGCACTCCGTGGAACCATAGAGAAATTTGCAGGGAATACGAGATTCGTAGCCACCTGTAATTGGATAAACAAGGTTCCCGATGCCATACAGAGCAGATTTGAGGTGATAAATTTTGATCCTATAACTCCACAAGAGGAGGATGATTTAAGGACAGAGTGGAGAAATCGTATAAAGCTAATACTCGGTAAACTTGGTATATCGATAGACGATGAGTCTCTATTGGAATTTGAGAAGGAGTATTTCCCGGACCTTAGATCCTCACTTAATAGAATCCAGTCATGGATGATAGAGGGAATACAAGAGATAGACATATCTAGGATTAACGATGGAGGGTGGTCTTATGAGGAGGTTTACAGTATGTTATTTGACTCTAAGGATCCCGTGAAAAATTACCAGGTCATAGCTGGCCAATACTCAACCAAGGTAGATGATGTGATGACGGCTCTGGGTGAAGAATTTATTAATTGGATAATTAAGAATAGGTCATCCCATGTTAAAATAATCCCTGGTGTTATCGTTTTAGTTGCAGAACATCAGGCACAGAGACAGGTTGTAATAGATCCTGTTGTTAGTCTCTTGGCCCTTATGTTTAATATACAGAAACTTATAGATTAATGGAGTTACTTGCTGAAGAAATAAGAAAAAATGGATACATCTACAAATTCTTTAAAAGAGGTTCTAAGACTTTGGTTTACGAGCAAGTGGAGCCAGACAGTAACAGAATCGTTGCATGGGAGGTTTTTAAAATAAAAGTTGATAAACCCAAGGTAGTTTTTGGGATCCAGCTTAACGAACGGGAGATATTTCCGGGTAATGAGGATTTTGGGAAATGGGCTTGGGCACATAGTGATTATGATTCTGCTATGAGAAAATTCCAAATCATTGAGGATTCTGATGAATAAGGGCCCTTTACTTTTCTTTGTTGTTATTGCTCTATCACAAACCGGTGCATGGATTCAGCAATTTTCCCATTTGAGGTGGGAATGGTTTAGGAATAATCAATGGTTCAATATAATTTTCCTTGGTGCGTTGTTAGGTGCTGGATTTGTGTTTGGAGCCAGGATAGGATACGATACTTGGGGAAGTGCATGGAAGGTTCGACTCCTCCAATTTTCAGTAGGAACCTTCGTTGTAACCTTTATGAATTTTCTATTACTAGGAGAGGGTATAGGCACAAAGAACATGATTTGTATATTCTTGTCCTTCCTAATAATAGCTATACAGATATTTTGGAAGTAATATGAAGAGACTAATAATAGTAGGTAAGGGAGGATCCGGGAAAGATTATATGAGAAAGATACTTGAAGACAGGGGATTTAGATATTGTGTTTCTCACACAACCAGACCTCCTAGGGATGGAGAAGTTAACGGGGATGATTATTATTTCATCTCTGATGAGGATGCAAGGAAAAATTACATAGGTGGTGGTTTATTTTACGAGCACGTTTCTTTTAATAATTGGATATACGGAACCTCAAAAAAAGAATTCGAGGTGAGTAATCTCTTTATAATGACCCCGACTGGATTAGGATCTATGGGCAAGAAGGATAGGGAAGAATCTATTGTAGTCTACCTGGACATAGATGAGGGGATTAGAAGAGATAGACTTTCACTTAGAAATGATGCTGATATCCTAGAGAGAAGATTAAAAGCGGATGAGCTGGATTTCTCTGGGTTTAAAGATTTTGACGTGAGAATAACTGATCCAATGTTTAAGGATCTTGGTGAATGGGGAAATTTAAAATTTTATAATAATGATTAATATACTCATCGACGGTAATTACATATTCCACAAAACCTTTGGCGTTTTTGGTGGATGGGGTGCAAAGGATCCTGCTGAAATATTAGGTCCTAAGTCTGAACAAGCCATGTTTATTAGAAAAATAGCTACGGATCTCTGCGCTTCCCTTAGAAAAATACCTGGGGGAGGAAGGCTTGTTTTTACTGCTGATAGCAGAAGTTGGAGAAAAGACGTTGAGATAAAAGGCGGTGGGTATAAGTCCAATAGGATTAAAGATGAGAACGTGGACTGGAGTATATTCTTTGATCTTATACAATCCTTCGGTGAACATCTAGAGAAGAACGGTTATATATTTTCAAAGGCGAATGGGGCAGAGGGGGATGATATACTATATTTTTGGGCGGATTACTTTAATTCTAAGGGTGAGAACTGTATAGTGATCTCGGGTGATAAAGACTTACACCAGTTAGCTAGATGGAAAGGTAATAACTGGACCATAATATGGAATAGCAATTCAAAGAATAATGTACTTTCTATCCCCGACGGGTGGATAGAGCGATGGCTGGATATGGAGGCAGAGAGTTCCGTGTTTAATATGGGAGCAGTAATGGATCCTGATAAGGATAAGCTAAGATCCTTCATAAATGGGGTCTCGGTAAATGAGGTTCAGGTTAGGGATTTTGTATTTATTAAGATGCTTACCGGGGATAAGGGTGATGCTGTCCCCGGAATCTGGGAGTATGAAAAAAACGGAAAAATGCAAAAAATTACCCCGAAGAGGGCCGAGAAAATTATGGAGTCTTTGCTGGAATCTAAATGGAAGGATCATACATTTTCCCAGATGTTGGATGATGAAGAGTTTTTGGATTGGATATCCGGGTTTTCCCTGAGATTAATAAAAGATCTGGATAATAATGAAAATAGATCTCTAGCAGCTTCTAATTTAATAAGGAATTATAAGTTGATGTGGCTTGATAAGTCCGTTATTCCTAGACCCGTGATAGACTCTATAATTTCCGAGATTAAGAGAGGAATAAGTCTCGAGAAAAAACCTATAACCTTGGATAGGGTAAAAATATTGGAGGGCACATCCTGGATCAGTACATCAGCTCCTAAATCTTTCGACCCGTTCAGTAATTTCTAATTGGTTATGGAGCTTTTTGATATTATAAAAACTGTATTCAAATCTGATAAGGATTGGTCTAAAGTTACTAGAAATGAAAAGGTGAAGAATTTTTTCATGCTTAATAGGATTATGGGCATACAGTTTCCTACGCAAGCGAATCAATTCAATCATACTAAGATTTCCCCCAGACCTGTTGCGGATTGGTGGCATTCTACATTAAGTAGACATTACACTAAAGTACCAGGTTGGGTGTTTACTAAAACCAAAAAAGGAACTGTAAAATCTAAAGCGAGCGATAAGAATCCAATAGATCCCGTGGTGGAGGATTTCATTATGGGCAAGTTTGAGGTGTCTAGGAGAGAAATGGATGACTTGAAAAAATTCTACCCTGAAAAATATACGGAGTGGATAAATCAGGTATCTGAGCAAATAGGTCTTGGCTGATGTTTGGATATATAAACTATAGAGTTAACGATGAGGAAAGATTTCAAGAAGCTTGTGGACAAGATAATAGCTAGTTTAGATTGGGATTCAATACACGAAATCCATAGATCATTTAAGCTGGGTATTGGTGAAGGTAGCGAGGTTATACCTGGATTAAAAAGAAAGAAATACTCTGAGGACCTTACAAAGAATGATATTAAGGGTGAACTTAGAAAAGTTCTGAAGTTTGTTATCGAGAATGATATATCCAAGATAGTTTACGGCCCGTGGATGATATTCTGGTTTAATCAGGATTGGGAGATCCTATACGACCAAATGATGGATCCGGAGGATGCTGAAGAAATTGGAGAGCAGGAAGATTTAAGAGTTGATTCCAGATTAGAGGCAATTTACTCACCTCAGAGAATATGTCTGACCATTAATGCGGATAGTGAAGATGCTGCATCATCAGATCCCGAGTTTAGTATTCTCTCACGAATGATGGATAAAGCTATTAAGAAGGAGAACTACGAGCTAGCTAAGAAGATAAAGGATATTCTGGATCTCACAAATACTGGATCAAGCGAAGATAAATAGCAGATATGGGATCCGATCTAAAACACATAAAACATATTAACGAGTTCTTCGATGTTGGGGTATTCGGAGATACGTATGGATATGGCGGGGCTAATGGAATATTCAAGATACAGTATAAGCCATATAAGGATTTATCTGTTAGTGTGGGACCTAATCCAAACTTCAAAAGAAATGTAAACGGGTCTCAATTTCAGGTCGGAGATATTGTTATCGGTGTCCCTATAAATAAGAAAGATAAGGTTGCTGGAATGGTGGTAAGATCAGAAAGAACCCCAGATAACAAGTCTTACCGATATTTTGTTCAAGTAAGTTCTAAGGGTAAGGAGAAGGAAGAGGTCCTAGAGCTAATCCCGGATACCGTTGAATTTGCAGACAATGGGAATAAAGGACACATGGAGATCATATCAAAGTTTAAATTTGATGCTATGCCTTCTGACGTGTATAATTCACCAACGGTTTACAACAACACCAAACTTGGAATAGAGGGAGTTGGAAGCTAAGGGAAACTTTTGAGCTACAACCTTCTAAAATCCATGTATGATATTAAGCAAAAACACCAATAACATTGGGTATGTCTCATCCCCCTCTGAATTAAGCAATCGCGAATATTCGTGTGTGGATCTACTCGATTTTATTGTTGGTAGAGCAGAGAGAGATTCTAACCTTGGCTTAAGTATTACCTGCATTGAGATCCCTAGCAATTTTATATTTCCTGATTTTTCAAATTACGATGATTCTGGTGAATCTGATCTCTTACTCAGGATCTCCCGAGTTATAAGATCTGGGCAAAGATTGTTCTTTTATTTGCCCTCTTATTTTTTTCTCGGCTCCCAGATTCCAGATGTGGTTGAAAAAACCAGAATACTTTTGGTAAATCTAGCTAGATTTTTGGAGATGGTTGGGATTTCCTATAGGTCTATTGGACTGCGTGTTGGTAGTGCTTATGGTATGAGAAGGGTGACCATGAAGAGATTTTGTAATGAGTTATTAGACCTCGGTGCAGATGTAGCTGGTTTGGTCACTGTAATGAATGACGAGAAACCTAGTCTTTTCTCTGTAACCGATCTACTATCTGGGGTTTATTACGAAACACATATACCGATAACCTTCAGGTTCTTGGCTCATTCTTTTAATTCAGGTAATCTATCATATAGGGAGGCAATATTCTTAAGCTCTTCGACTTGGGAGAAATCCGGTATTCCTGTTGTGATCCACTCAGAATCCTCTGAGGTTGATGATGATGGGTTTTTTATCTCCCCAATCCCTTCTGATTTTTTAGAATACCGAATACCAACCTTTGGACTTTGCTTTGATTGTGTAATTGAATCCAACGGTGGTGAGAAATCATGTTTGAAGTACATGAGTGAGTGTAATTCCTTACGCCCTATGGTAATAAATAAAATTTCGCGCAAATAGTTTTTTCTTTGCGTTACTAATTCTTATCATTGTAAAAAATATTAAAAGTGCCAGAATTAGCTGAATTAAAACTAACCGCGGACTACGTAAATTTCCTATCTGAGGGTAAGGTTTTCTCTCATATTACAAAGAATCCCGAGCATAAATGGAAGGAGGTGAAGTTTAATGACTTTACCATACGTGCGGAGAGCAGGGGTAAGGAGCTTAAGCTAAAACTAGATCCGGTGGGAGGAGAAGAATCCAGGGATCTCATTATGACCATGGGGATGGGTGGAAATTTCCAATGGGCTGATAAAGACACTCAAATAAAGCATACGCACCTTTTCTTTCACACCCCTGGAAATGAACATCTAGCTTTTGTTGATATCAGAAGATTTGGTAAGTGGAAGTGGGGTAACTGGAATGAAAGTAGGGGACCAGATCCTACCACCGAGTATGAAGATTTCCGTGTGAATGTAATACGTAATCTTGGAAAGGTATCGTTCAATAAGCCCATATACGAGATGCTGATGGATCAGAGATACTTTAACGGTATTGGAAATTACCTCAGAGCTGAAATTTTGTATCGCATACCCGGGGCTAATCCTTTTTTATCGGCTAGGGAGTTTATAGTGAACCATGGGGATCGGCTGTTCGAGCTCTGTAAAGATATACCCCTGCATGTATATGAGATAGGTGGAGGTACTATAAAAGATTGGGAAAATCCCTTTGGTGGAAAGTCCAACATCTCCGATTTTATGAAATGCTACGGCAATCCTGATATGCTAAGACTATCTGATCGGGGAGGGAGGACATTTTGGTACGATCCTAAATGGAAATTAGAAACTGTTTTTGTATGATAGAGAATAGAATAATAAATAATTGTCTTTTTTTTGATGTTGAAACTGCTACTGGTTATAGAAGCTTTGGATCTCTTTCTGAAGATAACCCCAGGATGGCTTCTCTATGGAGTAAACGATGTGACTATTACAGAAGATCCGATGAGAAGCTTTCAAAGCTAAGCGATGCCGAGATATATCTCGAGAAAGCAAGTTTGGAGCCTGAATTTTCTAGGATTGTGTGCATCTCCTTTGGTCTGATTGAGGATAACGGGTCTAGTAGATTTATATCCTTCTATGGATCTGATGAAGTGGATATTCTGGAGAAGTCTTCGAAGGTTTTTAATAATGCTTCGGCTAAGGGAATGAAGTTGTGTGGACATAACATAAAGGGATTCGATGTTCCGTGTATATCTAAACGTATGCTATTTAATGGTATTAAAGATCTACCAAGATCTCTAGTTATATGGGATAAAAAACCATGGGATCTCCCATTCTTAGATACGTCCGAGATCTTTGCTTTTGGTAGTTGGGTACAACAGAAGTATTTAAGTCTAGATCTCCTATCCTGTGCACTTGATATAGATTCTCCTAAAGATGATATCGACGGGTCTATGGTGTCTGGTCTGTTTTGGGGCGGCGAAGATAATCAAGAATCCTTGGAAAGAATAAAGGAATATTGTGAGAGAGATGTAGATACAGTGATAAAAACATTGCAGAAGATATCTTCCTAGGGGAATTTACCCCTGTTATATCTGGGATTGTTTGGATATATAAGATTCAAATAATCCCTTTTTTGTGCTTGAAGTAATAGATTTTCGACTATTTGTTCTAAATGAAGATAAGGTTGGTCCCTTCTATAACGACGAACTAAATCCCAAATTTTGGGATTTGTACACATCATCTAGTAATACTGAAAAATGGGTCTTCGATCCTATAGTGAGAAGGAAGCTGCTTTCCATAGCCGAGGATTTTTATGAGAAGTTTGCTGAGCTGTTGCCAGCTGTACCAATAGAGGATATACAGCTTACTGGTTCTCTTGCTAACTATAATTATACTGATTATTCGGACTTGGATGTCCATGTATTGGTTGACTTTTCCAAAGTCGATGTTAAAAAGGATGTCCTAAAAAAAGCGGTTGACGGGATAAGGTTCATATGGAATCTAAGACATAACATAATCATAAGGAATCATGATGTCGAGCTTTATCTGCAGGATGTCTCTGAACCACACGCTTCTTCCGGTTTATATTCTCTTCTTAATAATAGATGGGTTAGAAAACCAAAGTTTGATCCACCCGAGGTTGATTCACAGGATGTTGATAAGAAATTTGAAGGAATAGCATCTGAGATAAATTCTATGCAGACTAAACTCATATCTATGCCTGATGTTCCTTCGGATGCTAAAAAAATGTACTCCAGGTTAACTAAGCTCAAAGAGAAAATACAGAATATGAGGAAAGAGGGGCTTTCCAAATCTGGTGAGTTCTCTGTGGGTAATCTTGCCTTTAAAAAGCTCAGAAACGAGGGATATATAGAAAAGATAATTAATTTAATATCCCAATCTTATGAGAGGATATACTCCGAATAAAACTAAATGATCTGATATGATATTAGCTTACAAAAAAGGACTCACATACAAGGGAACTGTAGGTGGGGAAGAACCAGGATCAGAGGAAAACATTTTCCCCCTTATGAATTTACCTCTTTCTATGGAGGGGGAGGAAATGGAATTGAATGATTTCCAATGGTGGTCTTACACAGATAAGTGGAAAAAATGGCTAGATGCAAACCCCAGAGAGTGGCAAGCTGAATCTGAGGATAGAAGATATAAAAAAGCTAAGGTCCTATTAGAGAGTGCAACCAATTTTAGCAATCCCATATACGATTATGTGGGAAATCAGATCAAAAATTTGGTTAGCGGTAATAAGGTTCAGACTTTCTCCTCATACATCAACGAAGCATCCGGAGAGGAGGATATTAACATGGAGGTCTTAAGAAAATTTCAGAAGCTAAATGCAGCTATTCAAAAGCTCATTAAGGACGGAGAATTAAAATCTGACCTCAGTGTGGAGGAATTACCAGATGACGTACCACAAGCTGTGGTTGTCGATTTTTTCGATGCAGACGGTCAACCGGTTGAAACTTCTAGAAGCGCTTTAAGGTTAACCAAGAAATATGAAGTTGGAGAACTTATTCTTTGTGAAATGGACTACACAATTCCTGCTGGTGAGGTTACTGATCCGGAGGATCTTATGGATAAGACGATGGAATACGCCAAGGATGCTGCTATTGCTATTACCGCAATGGGTGCTGGATATCTCGCTCTTACTGCAGTTGGTGGTATATTTACTACTTGGACCCTTGCTAAAACCGGGTATGGAATATACAGATGGGCGAGACCATCCTCTCTAGCTTCTAGAGTTGCTGGTAAGGGTGGACTTGCCACGCTAAAGAATTTCGCTACCAAGTTGGTTGCTGGTAGAGGCGCTACCGCACTTGCTAATGCTGGTAGAGTCGTTCTACCTTCGGGTGCATTTGTTCAAGGAGGCTTAGCTTATTCCACTAATGCTACTGGAAATGTGTTGCTTAGAGGTGCAGCTGCTCAAAGTGTTAAAGCTGCAGCAGCAAGAGGAGCAGCAACTGCCGCCGCTGTAGGTGGTAGAGCAGCAGCAGGAACAGCAGGAGCAGCGGTTGCAGCAGAAGCGAGCAATCCAGTAGGCTGGATATTATTAGCAGTCCAGGTGGTAGGATCTGGTATAAATCAGCTTTGGAATTGGTATAGCGATAAACAGGCTCCTAGATATCAGGAGGTTGATGATTTTGCTTACGGATCTTTTTATCCTAAGAACATCCCAGTAGGTAGATCAATTACTGTCTGTTGGACCAGCGACGGTGGAGCTACAGGTTGGGATGTTTTCATTGATATCCTGACTATGAGCAAGGATGACAGCAGAACTACAATGGAACTGGTTAAAATAGGAGAATCTGCAGGTAGGTCGGTATTTGTTTTACTTCAGGTTAATTCGGAGATGCTACAGAAAATCGTAACTGACAATAATATAGTTATGTTCTCTTTTGCTAATAGTGATAAATTTGAGAGGGGCACATTTGATAACGACGATTTGGAATTCCAAATAGCTGCTATCCCTGATATAGCAGAGTTTACTATAGGTACATCTCTGGTTGGATA